TTTAAGTATTATTTTTTCTTTTTAATTTTAAATTTGAAATCATTAGCAGTTTCACCTAACACTCTATACTTAACACCACCAACTTCTGTTTCGCCGTGAGTTTTTCTAGGATCTAGGTTTATATTTTTATCTTTAGCAATTCTTGCTTTTGTAGCATCAGCTTTGCCTTGCTCATAAAAATGACTAGCAATAGCATCCGCATTCATAGCTGTAAATAAAGACTTGTGATAACCTTTTGCGTCCTCAATAGTATCTTTGTTTTCACCAACAAACTTGTTGACAAAATTATTAAGATCGCTTTGTGTTTCCTTAACTTTATTTATGTCTTTAACATTAAACCTAAATTTCCTATCTCCAACTTGATAATCAAAACCTTTGAAATCTTTATTGAAAACATTTTCAGTTCTTTGTTTAAACTTCTTTTTATTTGCTTCAGTTACTTTATTCTGCTTTTGAGTTTCTTTGTTATATCTATTAAAGAAATTAATTGCTTTTTGCTGCTCATCTGTAAGCTTGCTTCCAGCTTTAATATCTTCATAGTATTTGGACTTTTGCCTGTCCAAGTGGGCTTTAGCCTCGGCAACTTGCTCTTTAAGGGCTATTTTTTTTCTTCGCGCAGCTTTCTCATCATCAACCTCTTCATCTATACCAAAACTTTCTTCTAACATGAAATTTCTTTCTTCTGCTGATAAATGAGGTTTTGTTGTGCGATAGTATTCGTCTAGTATATCAGAGTCGTCCATTTTAGAAACGTCTCTATTTAAATTAACGTAGTCACTTAGATCACCACCAGTTTCATCCATAAACTTAATTAGCTTTTCTACTTTCTCTGGTAATGGTTTACCTGTTGCTTCTGCTTCTGTTACAGCTTCCTCAACTTCCTCTATCAACTCCTCTTCTGTAATCTCTTGAAGCACGGGTTGTTCTTCTTTTTGTTCTTCAACAACCTCTTCTTTTTCAACTTTAGGTTCTTCATTGACTACGACCACTTCTTCTTCGACGGGTTTTTCTTCTACCTTTTCGTCTACTATTGGTGGTTTAGATAAATCAACCTTGTAAACACCATCATCTGGTTTTACTTTAACTTTTGTTATATTTTCTTTTTCAACAACTTTTTCAGTTGCCTCTTTTGTTTCTTCTGCCATAATAAAATTTTATAAAATATTAAATATTAACGAGGACCGAACTTTCCAATACCTGCTCCTCCCGTAACTATATCATTACCTGAAGATTCAAATTTATTAAACGTTTCACCCCTCTTTCTTTGAGTTGCCATGTCTTTTTGGTGCATAGCTTGTCTATCTACTCTTTGATCTTTTCTATTTTCACGCTCAGCTTCTATCATACTTTTTGTACTATTTTCCATACCTTTTAATTTAGAGTTTAATTCAAACTCATAGGCCATTAGTTCTTTTTTAATTTGAGCTTCTTCTTGTAGATATTTTATTTTTAAATTGTTTTTTGTTTCCTCTAACTGTGTTTCAGCTTGAGTTCTAGATTGATTTTTTTGTATCTCAGCTTGTGCTGCAACTTGTTGAGTTTCTTGATTAGCTCTAGCTTGATTTTGTATATTTTGCTGTGCTATCTTTTGATCTCTTTCTTGCTTTTTCTTTCTTTTAACTTTTAATAGTTGGTTAGCTAGTTTTATATTCCTAACTTCTCTAAGATCTATAGCATCGTCTAAATCAATTGATTGTTGTGCTAAAGCGGCTTGTATGTTATTTTCAAGTATTGCTTTCTCCTCCTCATCTGGAAGTAGCTCTATAAATATACCAAAATCATAAAGATGTAAATCTTTTAATTCTTTTAACGTTGCTACATTGTGTGCACCTATGGCGTTCATAAATGCATTAGCTGTGGGTGAATATTCTATTATATCAGATATTCTAAGAGCTAAACACTCGGCTGTTTCAGCTGTTAAGTACAACATTGATTGTAGTATGTGTCGAGTTGCCGTGTTGGAGTTTGCTGCAGCTAGTTTCTGAACACCAACTAAAGCGTTTTTATCTGGTACGCTACCATCTCTTGCTTCATTAAGTCCAGTTACATCTCTTATCATTTGTAGATAATAATTGTAAGTTGTAATTAAACTTTGTATTTTATTTCCACCAGCACCATTTTGAATTTGCTGGATTGGCACTTTAGCGGGATTCATATCACCTTCTGATGTAAAACTTCTACCAATAACACTACCAGTTTGAAAGAACATGTTTAAAGCTTCCTGTGGATTATAATTAGTTCCGTTACCCAAATCTATTTCTGCTAAACCATCAGCATCTAAGAATACACCATCAGGTACCATTCTTGCCATTACTTGTTGTAACTTTAAATGAGTTAATTGAATCATATCAGCAAAACCCGTTATTCTACTAACTGTAGATTCTATTTTACCTCTATACATTCTTGGTGCAACTATTTGGTAATTCATTTTAACTTTACTAAAATCAGAATCTGATCGCATCATATTTGGACACATTCTCCATCTTAACAACTTATCTGCTCCAAGTATATACACACCTTCATAAAGTGATTCTATAACTCTTTCTAGCCTACTAAAATCTCCATCCATATTTTCAACGGGTGGATTAAATGTATCATCTTTTTGAATAACTTTTTCTGCACCGCTACCTAATTTTTTTAATTTGTAAACATCATTACTATGAGTTTTAAAATTAAAATATAGTACATGGACTTTATTTTTATCTCTATTGTTAGATCTATACGTTATAGGATCTTTAGATTTTTTAGTAATTTCATCAATTTCTTTTTCACCTAAATCTGGAAACTCTTTTACTAATTCATTTATAGGTAGTTCTTTTACTTCTCCAACATAATATATGTCATCAAAATAAGGTGATTCAGTGTAAGAGTAAACCAAGTTAGCTGGGTCTACATATTTAACTTTAGCACCATCGCTGTAGTTAAATGTAGTTTTAGTAGCCCCAATACCTAGTGTTGTTAAATCATATAAACATCTTCTTCTTACAAGATCATAATCACTACCTTCCATTAAAACATTTATAGCTTGTTCTTCAGCTAATTCTACAGCTTGTTTGTAATTAAGTTGCATATGTAAAGCGAGTTCTTCTTCTGAGTCAGGCAGTGTATCTGGATCGTTTTCGTATAAATCCATGTCAAAGTTTATTTTAGCTAAATCATTATACTCTCTACTTTGCATATCCCTTATCATAGACTCCATGTACTCAGTTCGCTTACTAACTCCGAATTGATCTTGTGAAAAACAATTAACCTCATAAGATCTTTGAGCCATACCATTTACAACTATATCAACGAATTTTGGAATTATTGGAACTGGAGTCCAATCTAAATTTAAATACGATAAATCACCATTTATTGATAATTCATTTTTATACTTTTTAATATCCTGCTCTCCTCTAGCGTACAATCTTAATTTATGAAAATTATTAAGATTATTTCTAAACTTAGATGCATTTTCAGCGAACCATTCATGTTTAATAGCTCTAGCTATTTTTAAACCGTAATCTTCACTTACTTTTTCTAAATCACTAACCGCTTGAGACGGAAAATTTACAACAGACTCTGTCATACTTTATTTTTTATTATTGTTGATTGAAATCCTTTATTACTATATCTTGATATATTTAGGTTTAAAGATGGTTTTTCAACTTTTGGATTTGGTCTATATAAGTGTCTATTACAAGCCATTATAGCTAATCCAGAACTTATTGAAGCATCGTGCTTTGTTCTACTGTTTATATCAAACTTAGCCCAATCATTAAGTGTCTCGTTAAAGTAAACATTACCATAAGTACCATCACTTAATAATCCAACATGATCGTTTATATTAGCCTCTATTGCAGCAGAATGAGCTTGCTTTATGTCTTCACTAGAGTTTGGTATTCCACCAACCTCCTTTTCTGCTACAGATAATTTATTCCATATTTTATCAGGCCTATTCATACTAAACCCTCTATATCCTCTTCTTCTTAGATAATATAAAAGTCTAGGTTTATTATTTTCTGCAAGTAGTGGCATGCCGTAAAATACTAATGCCATTAAGATATCTTCAAAAAATATCTCTGCTGTTTGTGGTCTTGCTACGTACTCTAAAAAAAACGTATTAGCTGGAGCATCTTCCATAGAAAACTTAGTTAATCCGTGCAAAGCACCTTTTGATCCTCGTTTATCTACTGTTCCTGATATATCGTACGAGTCACATCCAAATGCACCCATGTGTTCGTTGCCTGGATATTTTACGCCATTTTTTATTATAACATTATTTTGTAATCTTTTAACCGGAACCCAACTAACCTTAAATCTACCGTTTGGATCTGGATAAAAATCAACACTAGTATCCTTAACTCCACCATCCCATTGAAAATTACCAATGTTTATTGTTGATACACTTCTATTGTCATCATTGTAGTCTATCTGCTCGTATATCTTAACTAAATTAAATAAGCTGTTTTTAGTTTCATCTCTAAACGCGTGTTCTTCTGTTCTTGGAAACTGGCGATAAAATTCATTTAAAGCATCTTGATCATCTTTTAATCCATCAGCTTCATTATTCCAGTGCTCTACTACTCCTTGATCTATTTCTAATCCATGAGGATCAAATGTTTGTTTTTCTGGAGTATTGAAAACAGGTTGTCCGAATTCATCAATGAATCCCTCGTAATTCCATTCCATAGGAATAAACAAAGAATATAGTCCCGACTTAGTTTGTCCATTTCTATTTCTTCTTGTGACATCTGAATTATTATATAAGTTCTTAAAATTATCCCCACCTTTATCTAACGCGTTTGATGTTGATCCCATCATACATTTACCAACTATTCTACTACCTAGTCTTAAACAAGTTTTTGTAACTCTCCAGTTGTTTTTGATGTTATCAGGTCTCTCCCACTTACCACTTTCATCGTGAACTAGTAAGTTTAACTTTTCACCATCATAACTATTATCACCTGTGTTTTTCCAGTCTATAGTTGTATCAAGACCTTGCATATCATCAATCTCTTCACGTTCCCTCATTTTTTTACGAGTAAACTTTTTAGCTGGCACTCTATATGCTAGCTCTGATTTTGGACGATCCATACCGTCCTGTATTGGTTTGAAGAAGAATGGGTAGTTTAAACTAATCGGTACTACTTTGTCTGTAAACATTTTCTTTGCATCAGCACCTGTTTTAGATAGTATACCAAATCTACTATCACTAGCTAGTGTTGCTTGGTTTACTGTTTCAGATGAACTCATAAAAGAAAAACCAGAACGTCTATTTTTTAAATAACACATACCATAACTTCTATCATCAGCCTTGCACGCTTCCCAAAATACAAAAAACAATCTATTTGCTTCTCTATAATCTGGAGCACCAACATCTATTTTGCTCCACTGTAAGTACATATAGTGTGTGCCGGTTATGTACGTTGGCTTACCATTGTTCATAAACCAAAATCCCTCATCTCTTCTCTTAAACTCTTCGTCTATATATCCATAATGCTTTTCTTTAAAATCATCTGGATATTCTTGCCAATCAAATACAGTTTTAATTCTTTTAAACTCAGGATTAGGTGAAAACTGTTTCCATTTTTGTTCTGACTTTATTTTACTACAGCTATATATTTCTTTAGGTTGTTTTGGTAGTGCTATTTGAAACCCTTGTATTTCTATAATTTCACCTATCATACCGGTTTTTGATATAGAAACTATATCAGCTTCTTTATTATAACCATACTTCCACTTTTTAGACTTGTTAAGTCTTTTAATGGTGTTTATTTTAATAGGTTCTACAACCTTGTATAAACTCTGCTTATACATTATTTAGATCTTCCTTCTGCAAATCCTTTAAAAGCTGCCTTCTTCTCATCCTCTATAGGTTTTCCTTCTAGCATATTTTCTTCCTCATGGATTCTATTTAATATTTCAAACGCATCAAATATAGCTAGCTTTTTTGTAGCCGCAGCGTTCTTTAATCTATCGGCTGATATATCTTCGTCTGAATCTACTATTTCTTCTCTAGCTACCTTAATTAGTTCTTCAACAGCTTTGTGCCCAGCTTGGATTATATTCTTCTTCGTTTCCTTGATATTCATATTTAATTGTAATAAATTTATTTAAAATCCTGTATAATCTTTCTCCGTCAACGATAAATTCATACTCACTGCTAGGTTTAAATCCAACTAACTCGTTTTTGTTAAATGTTCCGTCTGAGTATTTAATAATACCTACCAGTGGTTTTTCATCTTCTATGTTAAACTTGTTAGTAGCTTTTATGGGTTTAATAAAACTATAACCCGGCATAGCTTTTTTATTGTGTAGAAAAATTTGATCTAAAGATATTATATACTTATCTTCTTTCCAGTAAGATCTACTATTGCGTTCTACACCTTTAACATCTAACCATCTTCTAAAAACATTATGATGAACTATTACTTCATCACCTACATTAATAGGTGATTGAAATAATAGTGGAGTAGCGATTACCTTTGCTAATCTATTTATATACGGATGATTAAATATCTCTGTATTAAG